AGATGACCTTCTTTAATTAATTTTTCTGTCTTGGTAACTTGTTTACACTCGCCAAACAATCCTTCCAGTACCCACTTGTGTGTAGCAGAACCATCTAGTGTTCCAGTGAAACCAAAACGATACTTAGCTTCATGTAACTTAGTCATAATACCAGTGAGTGATTTGGATTTAAACAAGTGTGCTTCATCACCAATCACACAAGAGAAGTCATCAAACCAACGCTTAGGAAACTTGTAGATAGATTGCCAAGTAGAAATGATAACTGATTTCTCGACATTTTTATCTTTACCACCATAGATTTTATGACAGTGCTCTTCCACATCCCAACCATAATCTTCGAAGTCTTTATACATTTGTTCTACTAAAGATGTAGTAGGAACAATGATAAGAGTTTTCTTTCCTGTTTTATTATATTCTAATAAATGATAATAACGAACAATAGAATAAATCATCAGTGACTTACCTGATGCTGTTGGAGAAAGTAGAAGTCTACGATTATTCAGTAGTGCTTCGTATACTGCTTGAACTTGATAGTCTCGTGGAGTGTGGTTGGGGCACACGGAAGACATAAATCCTTGTACGCCTTCTATAGATATCTGTTCGTTTGTTTCTTCTGCGTTACCATAGAATTTGTTTGGCTTGAAGTTAATTGAATAATTTTTGATTCCGCACCACTCTTTGAGATGTGGGACGAGACCACAATAGAGCTCGCCTGTTCCTGGTGAGTAGAGTCGTATTTTGCCATCCCACATACCACTTTTATACTGGGGCATAAACTTGGCGTTTGGGATATCGAATGTGAAATAATCTGAAAGTTCATAATGGATATGTGGTTCTGCGTTTATTGTTAAGAAAACTTGATTTTTTTTAACGATTGTCAATTCCGACATTAGTTGTTACCATTGATAAATTTCTCCCAGTCTATCGCATTTTTGATTTGAAAAGATCTGTTGGATATCATCTTGAGAATATTATCCAAGAAGAACAAAGCCTTACTGATAAACTCTATTTTCATTTCTATATTAATTAAATCTTCGTCTGCCTCTAAGTAAACTTTCATTTTCTCTGAAGTTTTAATAGATTGTCCGAAAGGTTTTTCTTTGTATATTTCTGGGTTTGCTTCTCCTTGATAATATTCTCGTTTCTCTTTTAACTTCATACGATACTGAAACTCTAATGCTGTTTTTTCTGTTGAGAAATCCGTATAGAAGTTTAAGTATTTATTATGTTGATATGGAATATCTAAAGAAATTTGTGCTAAGTCTGCTGAGTATTGTTTGTTTCTAAATTGAAATTCTATGTGTGAGTCTATTTCCCATTCTGATTTAACATGACCAAAAAGTGTTTTCAAATGTTCAAACTTCATAGTCTCTTCATTCGTTTATTGTTAAAAGTATAACGCACGAATTTAAATGTTACGTCTGCTGTTAAATATTCTACATCTTGATCAGCTACATCAAATTCTAACTCAGACAAATCAATTGGAAATAACTCTTCAAAATTTACAATAATGTTTGGTTGAAAATTACTGTTTAAAATTAATAACTGCCCATTAGAATAATCTGGATTTTTTTTAGTATCCATTTCTTCTGCTAAATTATTTTGATTGATCCAATTCCAAATATTTAAATAATTTTTCATATCTTCGTCAACAATAAACTTGAGTGTCAGATCTCCATATTTAACTCCACCAGAAGCAGTAATAGGAACTGATCTATATCTTGTTGAAATTTCTGCGTTGCTTACACTAATGTCTGGCACTCTTGCTCGTTGACAAAAAAAGTCTACCCCAGCAAAAATGTCTAAATTCATTTTAAAACCAGAAGGAGCAAGAAAATTTCTATTTGCTGGTTGATTGTCGTACCACTTTGCTGCCATAATATTAACTCTTTTCACTATTTATTTCCATAAAAAAAGACCCCCTTTCGGGGGTCTCTGTAGTAACCTGAAAATCAGGTGAGGTTGATAACCTTAACTCTCCTGTAATACTGGTTAGTATTAGCAGTAAGAGCTGAACCGTCCGCGGTGCCACCAGCAATACCATTAGATTGTGTGGTGGAAACGAATGGATTGCTAACCATACCGTAACGAGTCTTGAATCCAATCTTAGGTTGGAAGGTGTCAGGGTTGATCGAACGAACCATCTGGAGGGGCACGTAAGGGCAGTAGAAGAGTCCAGCATCATAAGGTGATGTACCCTTGTAACCCATAACATAGTAGTGCTTAGCAGCCTGACCTTGTGAGTAGATTGGAGCACCGAATGGATCGATGTAAACACGAATACCGCCTTGAAGAACACCAGCGAATACGTTACCAGTGTCATCAACATTCAATGAAGTGTTGAGAGCAGGAGCGTAATCGAGAGCGCCAGCAAGGTTAAGTGCTGAAGCAACGTCAGAAGAACAGATAACAAAGTTACCTTTGCCTCTACGTGTTAGTTGACCGATAGCATTAGCATCGCGCTGAAGTTGAAAGAGCATACCTTTAAACTTCTCTGCTTGCCAACGACCATTTGAATCAATGTCAAGGTCGAAAGTACCAGGAGTAGCAACATCTTGCTGAGCGCCTGCTTGAGCAACGATATAAACTGTGCGGATGATCTCTCTGTTGATTTCAGCAAGGATTTCGCTGGAGAGAATGTTTGCCAGTTCTTGCTCAGCATCAAGACCGTGAATAGCCTTGAGGTCTTGTGCGAGTTCTAGAGTATAATCTGCTTTGAGAGCACGAGTCTTGGCAGTAACAGAAGTTTTCTCAATACTGAAACTCATCTCACGAAAGAGAGTACCTGCTTCGCCAAGAATTTCTGAATTCTCACGAGTGAGTGAAGTTGTTCCGCGCTCATATGTACCAGCTGAAGAATCGTTAAGAACAGCGGGGTTGTTGCCTTCTGAATCTCCACCTGAACCAGCAGCAGAACGAACACTGTAGGCTCCTACGGAAGCGTCTGAACCACCTGAGAAACCAGCATCTGGTTCGTAGTACAGAGCTTCAGCACCAGCTTGATTCTCGTAACGAGCTCTCATTGCAAAAATAAGTCCAGTAGGACCGCTCATTGGTTGAACACCAGCGATGTCGTAAGCGACAAGGTTAGGCATTGAACGACGAATGAGGCTAATTAGAATTGGATCGAAACCAGCGAGACCAGCGGTGTTACTAGTGCTCAAAGCACTACCACTAGGCGAGATTGTACCAGCACCTAATGAGTTAACTGAAATTTCTGAAAGCATTCCGTACTCTTCACGGATAGCTTTTTCTTGGTTTTCTAGCAGGGCGGCGGTAACTGATCTACGGTATGGATCTTTGATCTCATTGAGACCAGCTCCATTAGCGTTAAGTACAGGTGCCCACTTTTCCTGCAAAAGTCTTGAATCTGACATTTGCCTTAAACTCCTTTTGAGTGTATGTGGTTTTAATTATTTATTAAAATTTATTGCCAGCGTGAAAGAGTTTTGAGATATGCCGCCATTGATGGTGACACATTCTCTCCTCCCTCTACTACTGCTTCATCTGAAACCTGCTCAGTCACTACATGCTTAGGAAAGTAGCTGCTAATGAGAGTTGCGACTTTGTTCTTGAAGTCTTCTTCAGAAACAAACTCCACTCCTTCAGCAAGAGAAGCAAGCTTTTCTCTTTGAGTATCAACTAGACCTTCGCTCATTTGATTGAGTACGACGGTTTTGTGGTATCCACAGAGTTTATTATTAAGTTCAATATTACGCTCAAGTTGTTCGTTGAGGCGACCTTCCATTTCACAAAGCTCCTCAGTCATTGTCTCTACGACATTGACTTTCTCCGCAGGGAGATCGAGGTAGTTTTCTTCAAAAACTTTTTTGAGACCACCCATGAACTCTTCAGCAATCTCAAGTTTGAGACCTGCATCGAGCGCAACTTGGTTCTCCTCTACCCAAGTAATGATTGCATAATTGAGTGTTTCATCAATTTTATCTGAAAGATTATCAATCTCTTCTTGAAGTCTAACAGAGAACTGCTCTTGAAGTGTAGAAGCGATAGCAGTTACCTGCTCTTCAATTCTAGACTTAACAGCAGCTTCGAAGATTGTAGTTGCTTTCGCTTTAAAATCTTCGGAGAATTCTCCACCTTCAGTAAGGGCAGCAACATCTTCTTCAGCAGAATATTTAATTGCTTCCATACCAAATACTTTTACATTGTTTGGACCACCAGGAATTTGATAACCAGATGACTTAACTGATGGAGCAGGATCTTGGTGCTTACCGCGAGTTTGCTGATCGCTAACTTTTGAGTTATGCTTTGAAGCTTTAGCACCAGGATTTTGTTCTCCTTCTGGATCTTCAAAATCTGAACCACCGTTATCTTCTTCTGATTGTCCAGGAACAACTGAAGTTTGGATTTCAAATCCTGAATCTTTTCCTGATCCACGAGTTTGACCGTCACTGACTTGACCAGTAACTGGTTTGATGTATTGATCGATACCAGATGATTGACCAGGAACAATGTTCGGAGAAAGAGCACTAGTTCCAACTTCTGATTCAGATACAAGCTCCCCAAACTTTTCGTTTAAGTTATCTGACATTTGAGATTCCTCGTAAATTCTACAATATGTTTATTCTATGATTATTTATGGATTATAAACTTTGTAAGAAATGATCAAAAGCCTTTAATGATCTCTCTTCCAAATTTTTTCTGGTAGATTCAGAAATATATTTATGG